CGGTCAACCCCTACACGGTCAACCATTGAATCGAGATCGATCAGGGCAGCTTCTCGGGCTTGAGACACGGTGAGATCATGCGAAGACACGGGAACCCCCTTGTAAGTGGAGGTGATCCGGCAAACCTTGTACCCGCTCACCGGGTCCGATATTTGCCATTCACCCTTTCCCGCAAGCACGGGCTCCCGGTGCAATGCCAAGCGCCAAGCATCAGAGCCCCGGATGAAAACGAGCGGGTAATATTCCACGGGCTCAGTTTTGCCCCCCGCCCGTGCCATTTGAAAGACTTGTTTTTTGGGCATGATCAAGCACCCCTCACAATTGGGATCACCCGGCGGGCTTTCGCGTCAGCAACCCGGGCACGGGTGCCATGAGCACGAAACCCAATGATCACGCGGCGGTCAGCCCGGGCGCAAAGCCCGCATGACGCACAATCGATATCGTCTCTTGACTGGGCGGGACAAACAATGATTGTCCGGCCTGCCGGGGTTTCGGTTTTCTCAGGTGTATCAATCGGCACAATGCAAACCACGGGCAAGCCGGTTTCCGTAAGCAGATCAGCTTCCCCGCAATCATCGGCCGATAAGTTGACGGTGAACCCCCAGCGGGTAGCGTGTCCCGCCCAGTGAATGGCATCAGCGCTTTTTTTGTGTGTGTATGTGAACCCCCGGCGACCTAGGTTAGCCCGCACAATCTCACCCAGTGCTGCCGCGTCAACCGATTCACCCGCCCCCGGCAGATCACCGGCCACATTGTGCCGCCATAGTTGATTGTCCGGCAGTGCCGCAATCGAGCGGGTGAGATCAATCAGATCCCCGCCCCTCTGGGGCACCTTGTCCCATGCAAGGCGGGTATAAAAGTCTTCCGCGTAACAATCAGCCCGATGGTGCGGGCACGATTGCGGGCACGTTTCCCGCTGACTGTAGGTTACGGGTATCGGTCCCGTTTTGCGATTGCTTGACTGGGCAATAAAGTGAAATTTCATGATCACTTCCCCCCTTTACGGGCAGAAACCCGCACCACATGGTATGGCTCACCATGTGATGTGTGAGCGGTGATCAGCTGATGTGAGGGCTCAAACCGGCGGGCTATCGTTTCCCAATTAACCCGGTCCCTGCCCGCAAGCAGTGACACGGTAGCGCGGTGTAGTGTCCCGTCAATCGCGGGCATGTTCGAAGAGATCAGGAATTCCTTGATTGTGTCTGACTCAGCGGTCAGATCAGCGGTAAGCGCCTTGATCTCCGCAAGGCGGTCAACAAGGCCGGAAAGGATTGCGGGGGCTTCGGATTTTGTCATGGGGTTCTTTCAGGGTTACGGGTTACAGAGAAAAGAAAAACACGGTGATCAGCCAAACCGCAAGCAGTGCAAAGGCGGCACCCGCCCAGATTGCAAGGGTTGACGGTTGATCAGGCTTTGCGGGCAAGCAGTGCTGACGGTGACGGCTCATGAAGTTCTCCAGGGTTACGGGTTACAAGGGGCGGGGAGCAATCCCCGCCGGGTTACATCAGCAAAGGAACTCAGGGTGATCGGTGACGCCCCAGTCTTGCGCCACGGTGCGAATGTACGCGGCGCTCTTGTTGGTGCGAGCAGCACGAATAAGGGCTGAAAGTGAGCGGGCAAGCATTCCTTTATCGGCACCCAGGGCGCGGTATTGGGTAAGCTTGTTGATCTCGCGGGCTTCGGACTTGTTGATCATGATTGTCTTTCGAGGTTACGGGTTACAGGGTGCTGCACTCAATGTGCAGTGACTACAATGTAACCCAGCGGGTTTGCCTTGTCAAGCCCGGGGATCAAATAACCTATTAAACCCACGGGGTATTGCTGATCCTCACTGTGACAATTGTGCCTTTTATTTTGGGGGGCTTGATTCTGGGGAAAAGGTGATCGATCAGAAAAAAGAGCTTTTTCAAGGGTCCGCGCGAAAGGGCACATTGTCACATCACATCGAATTGAACCCAGCGGATCACCGGATCAGCAACCCAGCGGGCACCCAGCACCCAGCGGGTGCAATAGGTGCCGGGGTGCTGCCGGGTACTGCCGGGTTCCGGGGTGCCGATTAATGCCGGGTTCCGGGGTGCTGCCGCCCAGCGGGTGCCGGGGTGCTGGGTGCTGATCCGCTGGGTGCCGGGGTGCCGGACGCTGCCGCCCAGCGGGTTCCGGGGTGCCGCCGGGTGCCGCCGGGTACCCGGTTCCGCGTCGACGGGGGCGGGCGAGGGCCGAGCGACCGGGGTGCTGGGCCGGGAGGCACCGCGAACCATTTTTAATTTTTTCTAAAATCACTAACCCCAATGGGTTCCATAAACCCAACTACACCTCTGTTGCACAGAATCCCAAACTCAATTACCATTGCAAGCACTATGGAACAAGGCAACCCTAATCCCGTAGGCACGGCTGTCGCCAGTGAGCAATCAATCGAACTGCCAAGCTGGCTGTCGTGCCCAGACCCAAGACCACCGAAGCTCCCCGTGGAGTCGCGGCAGTTGCTGCACACCCAGTACGAACAGATGTTCGAACGAGTCATTGAGCAGGTCTATCGGGGTCGCAGCCTGCGTGACCTTCTCGAAGATGACTACCGGGTGATCAGCTACGAGGACTTTCTCAAGTGGATCAAGCGTGACCCGATGCGCCATGAGCGGTTCAAGGAAGCGCAAGAGTCAAGGACCGAGTTCATCGCAGGCGAGATTCTTGAGATTGCCGATGCCGAGGACAGCATCGAGGATGTGCAGCGATCAAAGCTCAAGATTGACACTCGCAAGTGGCTGATGGGCGCGTGGAACAAAAAGCGCTACGGCGAGGTCAAGCAGGTTGAGGTGGCTGGGTCTATCTCGATCACTGAGGCGCTTCAGCAGGCTCAGATGCGGATTGTTGAAGCTGAAGTGATGGACGTAACCCCTCGACTGGAGCAGTGATGCAGCGAATCAGGTACAGCCCCGAGGAGGAGCAACTGCTCATGACGCAGTTGTGGTCGCCGCAGATTGCCGACAACCCGGAGACGTTCGTTCTGTTCGCGTTCCCGTGGGGGCAGAAGAACACGCCGCTTGAGAAGTTCAAGGGGCCGCGCAAGTGGCAGCGAGAGGCGCTTCGTGAGATAGCGGACTTCATCCGGACCAACCGCAGCAGCATGAGTGCGGACGAGATGATCGACGCGCTGCGCTCGGCTGTGTCCTCTGGCCGGGGGGTGGGCAAGTCGGCACTGGTGAGCTGGCTGATTCTGTGGATGCTGTCCACTCGCATTGGCTCGTCGGTCGTGGTCTCAGCTAACAGCGAGGCACAGCTTCGCACTGTCACCTGGGGTGAGTTGACTAAGTGGGCCACCATGAGCATCAACGCGCACTGGTGGGAGCCGTCTGCCACCAAGCTGGCACCGGCTGCGTGGCTGACTGATCTGGTTGAGCGTGACTTGAGGAAAGGCACCCGGTACTGGGGTGCTGAAGGCAAGCTCTGGAGCGAGGAGAACCCAGACGCCTATGCCGGTGTCCACAACATGGACGGCATGATGGTGGTCTTTGACGAGGCCAGCGGCATCCCGGACAGCATATGGAGCGTGGCGGCGGGGTTCTTTACCGAGAACATCTTGGATCGGTATTGGCTGGCGTTCTCCAACGGTCGGCGCAACACCGGGTACTTCTACGAGGCCGTCGACGGGAGCAAGCGGCAGTTTTGGACAAGCCGCAAGATCGACGCCCGCACGGTAGAAGGCACTGACAAGTCGATCTACGAGCAGATCATCGCAGAGTACGGCGAGGACTCGGACGAGGCCCGTGTCGAGGTGTACGGGGACTTCCCCAAGAGCGGGGATGACCAGTTCATCATGCCCTCGGTGGTCGATGACGCCATGAAACGGCCCAAGCACAAGGACATGACAGCGCCCATCGTGCTAGGGGTTGACCCTGCGCGGGGCGGCATGGACTCCACGGTCATGGTGGTGCGCCAGGGGCGGGACATCATAGCGATCCGCAGGTTCAAGGGCGACGACACCATGACCACCGTGGGTAACGTGATTGACGCCATCGAGGAGTTCAAGCCCACGCTGACCGTGATTGACGAGGGTGGCCTCGGATACGGCATACTTGACAGGTTGACCGAGCAGCGGTACAAAGTGCGCGGTGTGAACTTCGGCTGGAAGGCCAAGAACCCCGTGATGTGGGGTAACAAGCGGGCTGAGATGTGGGGCGCGATGCGAGAGTGGCTGAAAACGGCGTCACTTTCTGCGGACAGGCAGCTTAAAACCGACCTGACCGGTCCCATGAAGAAGCCGAACTCGGCGGGAACCATCTACCTTGAGGGCAAGAAGGAAATGAGAGCACGAGGACTATCATCGCCTGATGCGGCAGACGCGCTGGCCGTGACCTTTGCGTTTCCGGTTGCACATCGAGAGTACAATGACCGCATAATTACCCGGCGCAACGCCCAGAATGGCGCTGCATCGACATCTTGGATGGGGTCGTAAATGGCAAAAAAGGGTGTGTCTCTTAGTGTTGGACGGGGCGAGAAGCTACCCGTCAGCAAGGGCGCGGGCCTGACAGCCAAGGGCCGCGAGAAGTACAACGCCGCCACGGGTTCCAACTTGAAGCCGCCAGCCCCGAGCCCCAAGACCAAGGCTGACCAGGCACGCAAAGACAGTTTCTGCTCACGCATGGGTGCCGTCGCGGCGAAGGCCAAAGACGGCGAACGGGCCAAAGCGGCTCTTAAACGATGGAAGTGCTGATCATGGCTACTAAACCCGGTCTATATAGCAACATCGCAGCTAAACGCGAGCGCATCAAGGCAGGCTCTGGCGAGAAGATGAACAAAGTTGGCAGCAAAGCAGCGCCGACCAAGCAAGACTTTATCAATTCTGCCAAGACGGCCAAGAAAGGCAAGTAATGCCACTCGTCAAGTCAAAATCACCCGAAGCCTTCCGCAAAAACGTCAAGGCTGAAGTCAAAGCAGGCAAGCCGGTCAAGCAGGCCGTTGCCATCGCATATGCTGTTAAGCGCGCTGCGCCGAAAGGAAAGAAATGAGCAAAACTCTCGCACCCATCAGCAAGCTCAACAGCCGTGAGCCAAAGATCGTTGGCGGCGGTATGCCCGCCCGCAACACGCCGACCAACGCCCAGATGGCGTACTGCGGCGGCAAGAATGACGGCAGCGTCAACGTCAAGGCGACGGTTGCCAAGGTTCTGGGCAAGATCAAGTAATCATGCCCCAAGACTACACAGGAATTGCCGCTGCTGGCGCAGTCAGCGACGGCGGCTCGGCCAAGGACCAAAGCGACTCCGAGGTGCTATCGACGGCACGCAGTCGCCTTGACATGGCGATTTCTGCGTTGTCTGAGTCGCGTGAGGACGAGCTAGACGACCTGCGGTTCTACGGCGGCTCGCCCGACAATCAGTGGCAGTGGCCCGCCGATGTGCTGGCAACTCGCGGCGCGGTGCAGGGCCAAACCATCAACGCCCGCCCGTGCCTGACGGTCAACAAGCTGCCGCAGCACGTTCACCAAGTGACCAACGAGCAGCGGCAAAACAGGCCGCAACCGAAGGTCATCCCGGCAGACGATGGCGCTGACGTTGAGGTGGCTGCAATCTTCAACGGTATGATCCGGCACATCGAGTACATGTCGGACGCAGATGTTGCCTACGACACCGCCTGCGAGAACCAAGTGTCCTACGGTGAGGGCTACGCCCGCATCTTGACCGAGTATTGCGACGACAACACGTTCAATCAAGACATCAAGATTGGGCGCATTCGCAACAGCTTCTCGGTCTACATGGACCCGCTAATCCAAGACCCGTGCGGCTCAGATGCCAACTGGTGCTTTATTACCGAGGACATTCCCCGCAAGGAGTACGAGCGCCAGTACCCAGACGCCGCGCCCCTGTCAACGATGCAGACGCTGGGCGTGGGCGACCAAGGGCTTAGTCAGTGGATGAACGAGAACACGGTGCGGATCGCCGAGTATTTCTACGTTGACTACGAAAAGCAAACGCTGAACCTGTACCCCGGCAACCAGACCGCGTTTGCGGGCACGCCCGAGGACAAGATGCTCAAGGGCATGTTCGGCAAGCCGGTCAAGTCGCGCAAGGCCGACCGCAAGAAGGTCAAGTGGCTCAAGATCAACGGTTACGAGATTTTGGAGCGCTCCGACTGGGCAGGCGCACACATCCCCGTGATCCGCTGCGTGGGCAACGAGTTTGAGGTTGAAGGCCGCTTGTACGTCAGCGGCATCGTGCGTAACGCCAAGGACGCGCAGCGCATGTACAACTACTGGGTGAGCCAAGAGGCCGAGATGCTGGCGCTGGCCCCCAAGGCACCTTTCGTCGGCTACGGCGGTCAGTTCGAGGGCTACGAGACCCAGTGGAAGACAGCCAACACGACTAACTGGCCGTATCTGGAGGTCAACCCGGACGTTACAGACGGCGCAGGCAACACGCTGCCACTACCCCAGCGGGCACAGCCTCCGATGGCCTCCAGCGGCTTGCTGCAAGCCAAGGCTGGCGCGTCTGACGACATCAAAGCGTCCACCGGCCAGTACAACGCTGCGCTGGGCATGACATCGAACGAGCGCAGCGGCAGGGCCATCCTGGCGCGGCAAAAAGAATCGGACACCGGCACGTACCACTACGTGGACAACTACGCCCGGTTCATCCGCTACATCGGGCGGCAACTGATCGACTTGATCCCTAAAATCTACGACACCGAGCGCATCGCCCGGATCGTTGGTGAGGACGGCGAGTCCAAGATGATCAAGATCAACCCCATGCAGGCCGAGCCGGTCAAAAAGATCAGGAACGAGCAGGGCATCGTCATCGAGAAAATCTACAACCCTGGCGTTGGTAAGTACGATGTCATGGTCATCACCGGCCCAGGCTTTGCCACCAAGCGCCAAGAGTCGCTTGAAGCAATGGCCCAGTTGCTGCAAGGCAACCCTGACCTGTGGAAAGTCGCAGGCGACCTGTTCATCAAGAACATGGACTGGCCGGGTGCCCAGGAGATGTCTCAGCGGTTTGCCAAGGTCATTGACCCGTCGATCTTGGGCGACGACGAGGACAATCCGGCGCTGGCTGCGGCCAAGCAGCAGATAAAGGCCATGAACCAAGAGATGCAGCAGATGTCTGGGATGCTCCAGAACGTGCAGCAGTCTATGGAAGCCCGCGACTTGGCGATCAAAGAGTTTGAGGCCGACATCAAGGCGTACCAAGCGGAGACTCAGCGCATCAGCGCCGTGCAG